CGGCGGCACGAACCAGCGTTCGGCCGGCGGCACGAACCAGCGTTCGGCCGGCGGCACGAACCAGCGTTCGGCCGGCGGCACGAACCAGCGTTCGGCCGGCGGCACGAACCAGCGTTCGGCCGGCGGCGGCGGGGGCCAGCCGCCGCGCCGGCCGAGCCTGCCGCGCATCACGGCGCTGATGCTGGCGCTGGAGCGCGTGGGCTGCCGCCTCTCGCGCGACCGCTTCGGCATCGGCTACGTCGCCGCGCCCGGCTTCGCGACCCGATACCACCGCGTGCGGCTCGACGGGCAGGACGCGCCGAGCCTGGTCCGGCGGATTTGGGACGAGGCGCACCGCACCGCGGAGGGCTACGTGCCGGCGGCGCCGATGAGCAAGGCGCTCACCTACGAGATCATGGCCGCGCTGCGCGCCCGAAGCGGCGAGCTGGCGCCCGCGCCGCACAATCGCCGGGTCGCCCGGCTCGCCGCGGACCGCGCCGTGCTCGACCCCGGCTGGAACGATTGGCGCTGCATCGAAATCAGGCGCGACGGCTGGCGCATCCTGCGGCACGAGCCGGAAGGGGCGCTGTTCCTGCGCTCCAGCACGCTCGCGCCGCTGCCGGAGCCGGTGCGCCATCGCCCCGGCGCGCAGGTGGCCGGGGCGGCGCTGCAAGCGCTGTTCCCGACCGTGCGCAGCGATCGTTTGGCCGTGATGCTCGCGGGCATGGCGTGGTCGCTGGTGTCCGGCTGCGATCACGTGGCATTCGTGCTGCACGGCGCCAGCGACGCCGGCAAGTCGACCCTGGCGCGGGCGATCCGCGCCGTGCTCGACCCCAACTCCCAGCCCTATGACGGCGTGCCGGCGCACGACACGGTGCGGACCCTGATCGCGTCCGGCGCGCACGACCGGGTGCTCGGGCTGGACAACGTCAGCACGATCACGCGTGAAGTCGCCGACATGCTCTGCCAGCGGCTCGACGGCTACGGCGGCGGCCGCTCGCGCGTGCTGCACACCAACGCCGACCTCGCGATCATCCATAGCTCCGGGCCGCTGGTGATTACCGGCATCGCCCCGCTGCTCGGGCACGCGGACCTCGCCGACCGCGCGCTGGTCATCGACGTGGCCGAGCTGGCCGGCGAGACGGCGCGGACCAAATTGGAGTCGGGCGCGGTGCAGCGCCAGGTCGACGCGCTGCTGCCGGAGCTGTTGGGCCGGCTGCTCGACGCGGCCGTGCTCGGCCTGGCCGGCGGCGGTCAGTTCGGCGCGGTGCCGGGCTTCCGCAACGGGGCGATGGCGGCCTTCGCGCAGGCGGCGGCGCCCGCGCTCGGCGAAACCGCGGCCGGCATGGCGGCGATGCTGGCCGAGGCCGGGCGCTACCAGCGCGTGCTCGCGGCCGACGCCGCGCCGGTCGCCTCCGGGATCCTCGATATGGTCGCCAGCGGGCCGCAAGAGGGCCTGCCGCTCGGCCTGCTCTGGCGCGGCACGGCAATCGCGCTGCTGGCCGAGCTTGCCAAGGTCCCGTCCGTGCGGATGGACGGCGATTTCCCGCGCAACGGCTCGGCCTTGCAGAACGAGTTGATCCGGCTGCGCGCGGTGCTGGAGACGGCCGGCATCCGGCTCGTGCTGCACCGCGCCGCGCGCGCGAGCGGGCCGGGCGGCGCGTCGCGTTGGCTGGAGCTGTGGCAGGCGGACCCGGTCGCGGCGGCCGCGGCCGAGCTGGAACCGGACGGCGGGCGCGACGCGCCGGCCCGGCATTAGGGAAGGGGGGCGGGTTGGGATGGCTGAGGTGCTGAGGGGCTATCACGGGCGCTACGCGGCCGGCACGGCGCCGGGGCCGGGCCGGCCCAGGGGGGCGCTGCGGCGCATCCCGCGCGGGCTGCCGGGCAGCCTGGCAAGCCGGCGCTGGCGGGCGCTGCGGGCCGCGCAGCGCGCCATGCGGGCCGAGGACGCGCTGCTGCGCGGCGCGGGCGCGATTGCCATGCTGCAAGCGGCGCTGCGGGCGGCCCGGACCAGGTCGGGGCGGCGGCGCGGGCGCGTGGGCGCCGCGGCCGATCCGGCGCAACCGGAGCTGCCGCTATGAGCGGCGGGCAATGGCGGCAGGGGCAGTCCGGCAACCCGGCCGGGCGCCGGTCCGGCCGCGACAAATACCTCGATTGGTTCGACGAGGAGGCGGAGTTCGCCAAGCTGGCGCTGCACGAGAACATCGTGCAGCGCGGCAACCTGCCGGCGCGGAACACGGCCGCGATCTACGTGCTGGACCAGGCCGCGGGCCGGCCCACGCAAGCCGTGGAAGTGACGGGGGGCGGGTTGGGGCTGGAGCACTTCCTGGCCGTGGCGGCGCTCAACGGCGCGGCCGTGGCGGGCGTGCAGCTCGAGTTGGAGGGGATCGCGGAGCCGGCGCCCCGCGCCGATGACCCATCGGCGCAGGCGGCGCCGGCTCCGCTGCCGGAGCGCGGAGAGGGCTAGGCTCGCGCCAGCACGGGCGCCCTCCGATCCGTCGTCCGCAACTGCGGCCGCCCACTCGAATGCAGCTCGATCTCGCAATGGGCGCCGGCCGGGTCATAGATTGCCAGCTCGCCCCAGGCATTGCGCGCCACGTCGTAGCCGTCCGGGAGCTGGTAAAGTGTGCCGTCGTCCCAATCTTCGCGTGTCTCGTCATAACTGCGCGGCCGTTCGAGCGCGACCATGTCAAGCAAGGTCACATCCTTGGCGATACGGCGGTAAATCCTGACGGTTTGCATGATGTCGGTTCCTTGGTGTCAGACGGGTTTGACGGGGGCGGGCGTGCAGCTCGAATTGGAGGGGATCGCGGAGCGCTAGTCGTCAGTCGGCGAGTGACAGCGGACGAACCCCTCATAGCGGCAGGATCGCTCGACGGCCGCGATCGTCTCGCGGTCCTGCCCGTTATGCACCACGGGAACCGCCTCGCTGCCGTCGATGTCGGCGCGGTACACGTGGTATCCCGTGCTGGTGTCGTTTGGGTTGCGGCCGATCAGCTCGTATTCGCGGCCGAATTGCCCAACCAGGTTCTCGTCAAGCCAGCGTGCGGCGAGGGTCGGCGATACGTCAGAGCTGCCAATGACGCCGGGCGCCATGTCGGCCGTGTCGCCGAAGATAAAGCCGGAATGATTATCAATCAGGATGTAACGAGGCATTGTTGTTCGTTCCTTTGTCAGACGGGTTTGGACGGTTCGGCAGAGGCGAGCGCGGCCGCGGCCGCCCACGCTTCGCTTCGGGTCCTGTAGTCGGGTCCGGCCGGGTCCGCGACGCCGGCCAGCGCGGCGACGCGGTAGCCGTGCTCCCGGCTGCCGGTCACGTAGTAGCCGGCCCGGCGCGCGCGTTGCTTGACGGTTTCTGGGTGCGGCGGCGGCGGCTCCGGCGGCGGGTGCGCCGCCACGTAGCGCGCCAGGTCGGTCAGCCAGCCGGCGATCCGCTCCGGGACGGCGATCTCGCCACGCGCCCAGCGGTGCGCCGTCGAGCGCGCCACGCAGGCCGCGGCGCCGAGCTGGGCCGGAGTCCAATGCAGGATGTCCAGCGCCGCGCGCAGCTCGTCCGCCGTCATGGATGCACCGCATGGATCAACGCGGCGAGCGCCCACAGGCCAGCGCCGCCGATGATGCAGGCCAGGATGACCATGCCGGCCGCAGCGCCGCCCATCGCGCCGGCCGAAGCCGCCGCCGGCACGGCCCAAATCGCCAGCAGCCAACCCAGCGGACCCAACGCGATGCAAGCGCCGAGCACGGCGCCGCCGAACGCGACGGCGCCGACAGCGCCGCCGATCGCCGCGGCGATGCCGGCCGATCCGGCGACGGCGCTCTCCCATGCGGGCCGCGGTGCGGGCGTCATGTGCTGCGGCCCGTGGCATAGATGCGCTGGCCGGCGTGCCACAACTCGGCGCTGCAAAAGTCCGGCTTGTCATCCCAGCAGGCAATCGCCCGGCGCGCCCGCTCCAATGTCGCGTAGGGCTCAACCCAGCTTCGCCATGCGGCGGAACCGTCGAGCAGGAAGCGGACCGTGTAGGGCATGGCGTCGGGCGCGCCGTTCCGCCATGCGTCCGGGTGCGCCGGGCGCTTGTCCCAACCGAACATCGAGCCGAAGATCATGGCCTCGCGAACCGGCCCATCCGGGACCGGCACAATGCCCTCGTTCAACAGCGCGACATACTCGGCGGCCCGCTCGGCGGTTTCGCACGTGAGCGTGTCGAGATAGCCCGGCTCGCCGCGGAACAGCTCGATCACGTTGCACGGATCGAGCGGATGCGCCGCGAAGGCACGGGCCGGCAAGGCGGCGAGATTTGCGGCGAGCTGCGCGGCCGGGCTCACTTGCCAGCTCCATCGGCCGGATCGGCGAACGTGGCCGGGATGGGCAGCGCGTCCGCGTCGACATAGGCTCGATCGCCGCGCCATAACCCGGTCACGTGAATCGGGCCGGAGCCGTCATAGGAGTTCTCGGCGTGCTCCCAATCGTCATCGGCAACGGCCAGCTCGCAGGCCGCGGCGAGCGACGGCGCCAGATAGGTTTGCTGCCGATAGACGGGCAGCATGTAGGTCGTTTCTACCGTGTAGTAGCTCAGGCGCTTGGCGAGCTGCGTCGTCATTGTTCCGTCCTGTCATGGTTCGGCCGGGTCAGTCCGGCCGCCCTCGCGCGCGGCAAAGGCACCATGCGGGCCGGCCATGCCCAACGTGACGTTGGGCGGCGCCCGCATAGCGTCTTTGCCGCGGCGCTAGGCCGCGATCGGCAAGGCCGGCTGCGCGGGCAGGCTCGGCGCGGCCGGCGCATCAAGCCAGCTCGCGTCGAAGCCGTGGCGCACATAGAACGCCACGCCGGCCGGATCGGGGCGGGCCGCGTCGAAGCCGGGCGTGGAACGGTAGGCGTCGCTCGCGCGCCACGTGGCGCAGAATGCCGGGATGTTGGGCGCCGTTATCCGGCCAAGCGCCGCGGCCGCGGCGGCCCGCTCGCCTTCCGTGGCGCCGCGGCCCGCGAGGGCCTGGACTTTGGCGGCCCGTCCATCATGGGCCGCCAGCACGGCGCCTGCCGCGTTGAAGGCGGCCGCACATGCCCGCGCCCGCGCATCGCGCAAGCTGTCGGCCGGGCTATGCCGGCGCGCCGGCCGCGGGGCGAGCTGCAAGTGCGCCGGGAACGTTCCGGCCGGCCAATATTGCGGCGCCGGCAGGCATTGGCTGCGGCTCCAGCGAACGCGGACTTTGTCGGGCGAAAGCCAGCTTCGGGCGGCCGGCGCAAGATCAAGCCAGACGACGCCCGGCCCGGCCCATGCGTCCGGCCCGTGCTCCGCCTTGCAGGCGGCCCATGCGGCGCCGCTATGATCGGTCCAATGCGGCCGGACGTTGGCGCGCGGCTGCGGCCGGGCCGGCGGCGCCACGGGCGCGGGCGCCGGCTGGCGCGGCCGGCGCGGCTTCGGCGGCTGCGGCGCAGGGTCGGGCTGCGGCGCGGGCGCGTCGGCCCGGTCCGCCAATTCGTGCAGATAAGTGGCGGCCCGTTCGGCGAGTGCGGCCGCGCGGAACACGGCGCGATTGTCGCTTTTGAGCACCTTGATCCAGCTCGCCACGTAGCTGGCATGGTCCGCGCGCGGCTCGCCCACGGTCACGCCAAGATCCGCGCAGAGGAACGCCGCGCCCAGCTCGGCGACCAGCTCCTCGGCCGCATAAGCATGATCGCCGAAGCGCCGGCCTAGCACGCGGTCACAACGGGCCGGCGCCGATGTCCAATGCGTCAGCTCGTGCAGCAGCACGGAATAATAGGCTTCCGGCGCCGCGAACGCGCCCGGCGCCGGCATCTGGAGATAGTCGAGCGACGGCGAGTAAAACGCCTTGTCGCCACCATGCCGGACCGTGGCGCCGGATGCGGCAACGAACGCATCGGCGACGGGATGCCGGCCGGCCAGCAACGGCGCGGGCGCCAGCGTTGGCACATAGTATTGATCGGGCAAGTCCTCGATTTGTTCCGCGTTGAACACGGCATACGATTTCAGGAACGAGAAACTATCTTCGCTTTCCTCGCCTGTATTTTCGTCGACATTGGTTCGCGTGGCTTGTCCCACGAAAAAGGCGCACTCGGCGCGTTCGCCTTTGCGCACGTGCGCGCCGAATGCCTGCGCGGCTTTGAGGGTCAGCCAATAAGGCGAGCGGTAGCCGCGAGCCTGCGCGGCGCACCACAAGTTGACGGTATTGACGCCACGGTAGGGCTGCCCGCCCACGCGGAGCGGCCGGCCGGACGCGATTGCCGGGCCGGAGCTGGCATCCCAAGGCTGGCGCCAGGGCGCCGTGCCTTGCTCCAGCAGCGCCACGATACGGTCAGTCACAAGCTGGTAATTGGAGTTGATCGGCATGGGCCGGATTTCCTTTATGTGCAACGCCACGTCCCATATATAGGGCTCCTGTATATGGGACGCAATGTTGCAATCGTTGGGCTGCATTGCGCGCGGTACATGGCCGGGCGCGGCGGATCGGGCGCCTAGCGGCGATGCCAGCGAATGTCGCGGCCCGTCACTTGCCCGTTGTGTGCGTACTGGCGCGGGCCGCGCGCCATGCCTTGTAGAGATCAATTTTCGTGGCGGCACGTGGAAGCTTAATGCCGAACTCGGCCGCCAACTTCTTGCGCCAGTCCTCAGCGCGGAAGTCGTTTAGGAGCGGCAAGCGGGATGCCGCTTGCCGCTCCGCGCGGATCCGTCCGCTCCCTGAGGCTACCGACATCGCCTAATACCCAAGCCAGTCGCGGATTGCGCCGAGTGTCATGGGCACGGTTTCCCACACAAAGAACCCCGTCCCGTCGCAGCCGTATCCGGCAAGCGCCTCTATGTGACCCGGCTGGGCCGATGGACGCGCCGGGATGTGGTGGCGCGCCAGGAATTGAGCGGCGGTTTCGTAGGTCATGGTCCCTAGCTCCGGGCCGCAATCATACGATCTACGTGCGATTGAAACGCCGCAATGGCCTGCGGCCGCAGCTCGCGGAAGTGGCCGCGGTAGAAAAAGGCGCGGCCGTAATAATCGAAATGGACGGCGCCGCCACGGGTCAGGATTTCCGTGCCATCGCGCCGGAACGCGTCAAGTGCATACGCGTCGTAAGTGTCGAGCAAGTCGCCGAATAGATCGAAGAACTTGATTTGCGAGATATACATTGGGCCGGTCCGCTTCACTCGGGCGCCACATGATTGCAACGCCACGTCCCGTATATAAGGTATCGGCATACGGAACGCCACGTTGCATTCGCAGGGTTGCCACGCGTCCTGTACATGGCTAAGCCGGCCGCTTTGGTCACATGCCAACCCATTGATAAGGTTGCGAGTGACATAAGGCGGGGGAAAATCGTGTCATCGCACATTCGCAAGCAATATCAGCCGGTTGCGCCCGTTGCGCGCCGAGCCGTTGCGATCTGTTACGCGCGCGCGGGCGTGTGTGTTCTCCCTATCTTTTCTTTAGCGGCTCGGCGGCCGTGCCGTTCGGCGCTGGCAGCTCGCATCGGACCGGCCGGTGTCGCGTTCGATGCAGCCTGCTAATAAACCGTCGCTCTAGTTGGACGGGTATTGCCGCGGCGGATTTGCAACCTGGCCGTGCGGTCTGGCTTGGAGCTGCTGCGGCCGATCCGGGCGCGCCGGGCGAAGCCAGGGGAGGCGCGCCCGTGCCAATGGAGCCTGCCCGTATGGGACGTGGCCGGCATCGGTCCGATCCGTCCCACACAAGCCGTATCTGAGCATTGGGACGGGCGTTCCGGCCAGGTCTAAGACGTTGTGGGACGGATGGCGGCGGCGGCCGGCGCTCGCCCCCCCCGGCCGGCCGCCCACCCCCCGGCTGTGGCCGCGGCCACCCCCCTACAGCTCGGCCCGAGAAAATTGACGAACCCGACCAAAAAATTGCGAACAAAGCGGGAAGGTGGCTAGGCTGCCCGTGGCACCGAGGTAGGACATGAGCGAGCACACCGAGCAGATGCCGCCCAAGTGGCCGCCGCCGCGGCGGGTGCCGCGGGAGGATCCCGGACTGCCCGGCGATGACGGGCTGCCAGAGGACCCGGAGGAGTGGCCGGAGCGCGAGGAAGGGCCGCTCCAGTGAGCGAGGCAGCGCCGCCGCCGCACGTGGGGGTCAAGGTGCTCATCGGCACGTTGAAGATGCTCGCGCCGCAGCTCGGCCAGCTTCCGCCGGAGGTTCGCGCGCAGCTCAAGCTCGAGCGGCTGGAAGCAGCCGCGAAGGCGGCGCTGGCGCGGGCCGCGAAGCTCGAGGCGGCGATGCCGGCGGCACCCATCGCCGAGCGCCGGAGCGAGACCGGATGAGTGCCACCACGGAGAAGCGGGCGCCGTCCTTCGCGCTGCTGCTGGCGCGCTACGGGCGCAACTCGGTGGCGTTCGTGCGCGAAGTGCTCGGGACCGATCCCGACCCGTGGCAGCTCGAGATGCTGCAAGCGCTGGACCGGGGCGAGACGCGGATTTCGATACGGTCGGGGCACGGTGTCGGCAAGTCGACGATCATCGGCTGCGTGATGGTCTGGTTCCTGCTGACCCGTTACCCGGTCAAGGTGGTGGTGACGGCGCCGACCGCGAGCCAGCTCTATGACGCGCTCTGGAGCGAGGTCCGCGCGATCGTCAAGCGGCTGCCGGCGGCGTGGCAAGCGTTGCTCGACGTGCAGGCCGATCACATCACGCTCCGCGCCCGCCCCGAGGAAGCGTTCATCAGCGCGCGAACCTCGCGGGCCGAAAATCCCGACTCGCTGCAAGGCGTGCATTCCAAGAACGTCATGCTGGTGTGCGACGAGGCCGCGGGGATCCCGGAACAGGTTTTCGAGGCGGCCGGCGGCTCCATGTCGACGCCGGGCGCCATTACCATCCTGGCCGGCAATCCGACCCGCACGACCGGCTTCTTCTGGCGCACCCACGTGCTCGAATCGCACCGCTGGTTCTGCAAGCGCGTCTCCTGCCTCGATAGCCCGCGGGTCGATCCGGCCTATGCGGTCGAGGTCGCCGAGCGGTACGGGATCGACAGCAACCGCTACCGGGTGCGCGTGCTCGGCGAGTTCCCGCTGGCCGAAGGCGACACGATGATACCGGCCGCGCTGGTCGACGACGCCATGCGCCGGCCGGCCGAGATCGACGACGCCAGCCCCGAGATATGGGGGGTCGACTGTGCCCGGTTTGGCGAGGACGCGAGCGTGCTGATAAAGCGCAAGGGCTTCGCGGTACTCGAGCCGCCGCGACGGTGGCAGGGGTTGGATACGATGGCGCTCACCGGGGCGATCGTCGCTGAGATACGGCACCGAGCGCCGGACGCGGTCGTGGTCGACAGCATCGGCATCGGGGCCGGCGTCGCCGACCGGCTGCGTGAGCTGAAATATGCCGTGGTCGACGTGAACGTGGCCGAGAGCAGCAGCAGCGGCGAGAAGTTCGTCCGGCTGCGCGACGAATTGTGGCAGGCGGCGCGGGACTGGCTCGCGAGCCGCACCGCCTCGCTGCCCTATGACGAGACGCTGCGCGCCGATCTGTGCGGGCCGCGCTATGCGTTCAGTTCGGACGGAAAACTAAAAGTGGAATCTAAGGATAGCCTGCGCAGTCGCGGCGTGCCCAGCCCGGACAGCGCCGACGCGCTCTGCCTGACGCTGGCGCCGGGCGCCTTCCTGGCGGCCGCCTACGCGACGGGGCGGCGGGCGAAGCCGATCAAGCGGAATCTCAGGGGGGTTGTGTGAAGGAACGAAAGCCGCTCGGGGATCACCGGATGCCGCCGAGCATGTGCCCGCGCTGCGGCCGCCTGGCGGATGGGGCGATGGAGATGGGCGGCGACCGGCCGCCGCAGCCGGGCGATCTGACGGTGTGCATCAACTGCGTCGGGGTCAGCAGCTACGACGCCCGCTTGCAGCTCGTGCGGGTCGACGCGCCGGAGTTGGCGGCGATGGAGCGCGAACAGCCGGGCCTCGCGCAGCGAATCCGCAAGGCGCAGCGGGAGATCGCGCTGGCGCACCTCGTGCTCGGGCCGCCGCGGGAGTTGCCGGCGGGGCGGGTATGACCGAGGACGAGCGCGCCCTGTTGCGGGCCTGTGCAGAGGTGTGCGCGGTGCTCGCGCAAGAGGCTCTGGAGCGCATCGCCTGGAACACGGCGGACGATCCGGCGGACGCCGCGGCGCGGAATCTCGCGGCGTCGCGGACCGCGCTGGAAGGTCCGATCCGCACCATCGCCGAATTGCTGGGGCGCGATGCCGCCCGTGCTGACGTTTGAGGCGGTCGGGCCGTCGCCGGATCGCCCGGCCCGCGCCGCGCGCCCGGCCCGCAGCGCGACGCTGGACCTGGCCGGCGAGCGGCGGCCGCGCTGCATGGTGGCGATCCCGGCCGCGCCGGGGCCGGGCCTGTATCACGGGGCCTGCGGCTGCGGCGCCATGTTCGTCTCGGTCGTGCTGGGCAGCGGCGACCCGGAGGTGGCGTATGTGGCGTGCTGGGAGCGCGAGCAGGCGCGCCCGGCCGGCCCGGCGCCGGGCGCTACGCTGTTCAGTCCGCGGCGACAAGGGGGCGGGTGAATGGGTGAACGCAAGCGCCGGGCGCAATTCGAGGCGCTGACGCCGGAGCAGCGGCTTGGGGACGCGCCGATCGAGGCGGAGTATCACGAGGTGATGACCGCCCTGGCGCGGACCATCAACGAAGGCTTCAACGGCGACGCCCCGCCGGGCAAGCGCAAGGTCGGGTTCGTGCTGATGGTGTTCCCGTTCGAGGGCTTCGACGGACGGTGCAACTACGTCAGCAACGGCGCCGATCGGCGCGATGTCGTAACGCTGATGAAGGAAATGATCGCCAGATTCGAGGGGCAGCCGGAAACGTCCGGGCGGGCATGATCGACCGCGGCGACAAGGGAGCGGGTGATGAGTGGGCGGGCATGAGCGGCACCGCGACAATCCGAATGCGGAGGTGCCCGGACCGGACGCTGTGCGGCTACGTCTTCGCGGACGAAGACCATGCGCGGCAATGGCTGATCCAGTATGAGGCGCAAGCGGATCAATTCCGGCTCGAGCGAGTGATCGCCGAGAAGCCGCATACCTGCCCGCGTTGCCGCGGAACTGGCTCGATCCGGCGGGTCAAGAAGGTTTCGGAGGTCACGCTTGGCGAGCTGTTGTCGGGGCGGGCATGATCGACCGCGCCGGCTACCGCAACACGTGGAAGGTCTGCCCGAGCTGCGGCGGCGGCTGGCTGTGGCGGGCTGACTAGCGAGAAACCCCGTTCCCGATAGCCAGCGCGGCCCGGTAGGACCGGAGTAGGACTTTTGTAACGAAGATTTACTACGCAATTTCCTGGACGCGCGACCGATCCGAGTCGCGGTTTTATAACCTATGGCAAAATCCCGCCGTCACGCCGCCCCCTCCGTGCTCGGCGACGAGCCCACCCCGCAGGCGGCCGGGCCGGGCGAGGCCGTCGAGCACGTGCTGATCGCCGAGGCCCCGGCAATGAGCGAGGAGGACCTGACCGCCGCCTTCCGGGCGCGGCGCGAGGCCGCCCGCTCCTACAACGACCGCCTCGCCAACGAGCGCGCGCACGGGCTGCGGCTCTACAACGGCGAGAAGTTCGGCGACGAGGACCCCGGCCGCTCGCAGATCGTGCTCACCGAAGTGCAGGACACGATCGCGGCCGTGATGCCGACGATCGTCCGGGTGTTCGCGGGCGCGGAACATCCGGTCGAGTTCACCCCGACCAAGGAAGGCGACGACGAAGCCGCGCGGCAGGCGACCGACTACGTGCAGCACGTCGTCTTCCGCGAGTGCAACGGCTTCCGCGCCATCCACGACGCCGCACTCGACGCCTGCCAGCTCAAGGCCGGCTGGATACGCTGGTGGTGGGACGACAGCATCAAGCCGGTGGCCGAGCACTATTCCGGCCTGCTCGAGCCGCAATGCGCGGCGCTCATCAACGAGGACGGGGTCAAGGCGCTGCGGGTGACGCGCCGGCCGGCGACCGAGGACGAACGGCTCGGGATCACGCAATCGCCGGAAGGGGCGCTGGTCCAGCCGATGCCGGGCGTGCCGCTGCTGCTCTACGACGTGCAGCTCGTGCGCAAGATGCAGCAGAACCGGCCGCGGGTCGAAGCGGTGCCGGCCGAAAGCGTCTGGATCGACGCCGACGCCAGCGGCACGGGCGAGGACGAGGGCGCGCGCGGCGTGTTCATCGTGACGGAATCGACGGTCGGCGACCTGGTCGCGCTCGGCTTCCCGCTCGATCAGGTCCGCGAGTGGGCCGAGAACGACTACATGGCCCGCACCGACAAGGTGACGCGCAGGCGCGACCGGCTGGCGGCCAACGCCACGCGCGACAACGAAACCAAGCGCGACGACGCCATGCGCCGGCTCACCTACACCGAGGGCTGGATCAGGGTGGACTATGACGGCGACGGCATCGCCGAGCTACGCCGGGTGCAGGCGGTCGGGCACCGCGGCGAGCAAGTCATCGCCCACCAGCCGGCCGAAAGGATCCCGCTCGCGCGCATCGTGCCGTTCGCGGTCGCGCACAAGGCGATCGGGCAGAGCTACGCGGACCGGGTCGGCGACCTGCAAGTGGTCGGCAGCCACGTGATGCGCAACGTGCTCGACAGCATGGTGGAGAGCATCCACCCGCGCACCGTCATCAAGGACGGCGCCGTGCCGATCGACGACGTGCTGAACACCGAGATGGGCGCGGTGCTGCGCGAGCGCGAAACCGGCGCGATCCGCGAGCTGACCAAGCCGTTCATCGGGCCGCAGGCGTTGCCGCTGCTCGACGTGCTGAGCGCCATCAAGGAGAGCCGGACCGGCATCACCCGCGGCAGCCAGGGCTTGACCGCCGAGGCGTTGCAGTCGACGGCGCCGATCGCCGTCAGCGCGCAGATTTCGGCAGCGCAGGACCGCCTCGAGCTGACCCTGCGCTGGATCGCCGAGGGGCTGCGCGCGGTCTATGCCGGCGTGCTGGCGATGATGGCGCAGCATCAGGACCGCACGCGCACGGTGCGGCTGCGCGGCAAGTGGGTCCCGGTCGACCCGCGCGCGTGGGTCAACGCCTTCAACGTCGAAACGAGCGTCGCGGTCGGGCGCGGCAGCATCGCCGAGCGGATGCAGGTGTTCGCCGCGACCGCGGCCAAGCAGGAGCAAATCCTGAGCACCTACGGGCCGCAGAACCCGCTCGTCACGGTCGCCCAGTACCGCGCCACCCTGGCCGACATGCTCAACGTCGCCGGGATCGTGAACCCCGGCAAATACTTCCAGGAAGTGCCGGCCGACTGGCAGCCGCCGCCGCAGCCGCAGCAGCCGAGCCCGGACGAACTGCTGGCGCAAGTCGAGATGACGAAGGCGCAGGCCACGGCGCAGAAGGACGCGGTCGAGGCGCGCGACAAGACCCTCGGGGCGCTGATGGAGGACGACCGGCTGCGTGACGAGGCGCGGGTCAAGGCGCTGCTGGCCGCGGCCGAGCTGCAAGGCAAGTATAATATCTCGGTCGATCTGCGCGTGCTGTCGGACATGATGCAGCGCGACCACGAATTGAGCGTGGCGCTCATTTCGATCGCGAGCGGGGCGGCGGGGCCGCCGCCGGGCGCCGCCGGACCGCCGGGGATGGTGCCGCCGGGCGGACCGATGCCAGGGGGGCCGCCGCCGGGCATGGCGCCGCCCGGCGGTCCGCCGATGCCAGGGGGGCCGATCAGCGATCGGCCGGGTCCGCCAGCCGGGCCGATCGGCAACCGGCCGGCGCAGCAGAGTCTCGGCGATGCGCGGGTGTTCCTGCCGCCGCCGCTGATCCAGGCGCTCGCGGCGATGCGCCGGGCCAACGCGGCCGCGCCGCCCGCGCCGCCCGCGCCGCCGGGAGGCCCGATATGATCCTGCACCGCTTCCGCGTGCGGCGGCGCCGGTTCGGGCTGTGGCGCGCGCTCGTGCTGGCGCTGTCGGGGTAGGGATGACGCCGACCCCCTCGCGGCACGAACAAAGTTCGGTCGGAGATCCGCGCGCCGCGCTCGAGCGGGCGACGCAGGCCGAGGCGCTGGCGAACAACCGGCTGCTCGCGGAGCTGCTGGACGGGCTGATCGCCGAGGGCGTGCGGCAATGGCGGGAAAGCGCCGACCTGTCCGTGCGCGAACAGGCGTGGCTCGACGTGCGCGCGGTCGACCGGCTGCGGCGCGCGATCGCCAGCACGATCGACCAGGGAACTGTCGCACGGCACCGGAGCGGCGCGGCACGATGACAGCCAAGGCCGACGCTCGGGCCGCGGACACGAGCAAAGCTCGGTCGGAGGACACGAGCAAAGCTCGGTCGGACATGATGGCGCTGCTCGACGCGATCGGCGCCGACGTGCGCTGCGGCCGGGTCGACGGCGTGCTGACGGTGTGCGGCGCGCCGCCCACGGGCGCGGTCACGGTCCGCGGCGCCGGCACGCTCGAGCCGATGCAGACGACGATGGCGCTGCTCGCCCGCATCCGCACGCTCGCGCCCGGCGGCCGCACCGGGGAGATGCTGAGCGCGCTGTGCGAGGCGGCGGCGCAGGCCGTGCTCGGCCAGATCGAGGGCGTGTGCGTGCTGACCGTGACGCGCCGCGGCTGGAAGATGCAGCAAGCCGGGCAAACGCTGGGGCTGCTGGTCGAAGATTTGGGAGAGAAACAACCGTGAACAGCGACCATGAGCCGGCGGGCAACGTGTTTCCGATCGACGATCAGGGCGACGGGCGCTGGCGGCCGGGATGGGGGGCGCCGCGGCCCGTGCTGATCCGTAGCGTCGCGCCATTGCTCGGACACGCCGACCTCGCCGACCGCGCGTTCGTGGTCGACATCGCACGGCGGCCGCGATGAGCGAGAGCACCGCCGGCCGAGGGGCCGGCAACGGCGCCGCCGGGCCGCCCAGCTTCCGGCCGGCCGACCCCGCGCCGCGCGAGCCCGGCCTGACGATGGATAGCGGGCTCGACAAGCTCAAGCGCGCCCGCGCGGCGATGGCGGCCGACCCGAGCGCGCCGGCCGCCGACCCGCCCGAACGCCATCAGGCCGACGACGGCGGCACGAACCAGCGTTCGGCCGGCAGCGGCGACGGGGCCGGGGACCATTTCGGCTTCGGCGAAGGCGAGGGCGAGGGCGGCGGGGACGAAACTTTCGAGCTGACCATCGACGGGCGGCCGCAGCGGCTCAGCCGCGCCGAGCTGATCCAAGGCTATCTGCGGCAGGACGATTACAGCCGCAAAACGCAGCAGACGGCCGAGCAGCACCGCAAGGCGCAGGAGACTTACCAGCAGTTCGAGGGCGCCACCCGCGCCTTGCAGGCCAAGCTCGCCCAGTACGTCACCGAGGCCGGGCGCGAGTTCGCCGAGCCGGTCGATTGGGTGGCGCTCGCCAGGCAGGACCCGCTCGGCTACCAGGAAAAGCGCGCCCGATTCGAGGCGCTGCGCGACGCCGAGGCCGAGCAGGCCCGGCTCGGCCAGCTCCGGCAGGCGCAGGAAGCGCAGCGCGCCGAGGCGATGTACCGCTCCGGCATGGAAGTGCTCACCCGCGCCGTGCCCGGCTGGCGCGACCCGGCGACGCGGACCAAGCTGCAAGAGGACATCCGCAGCTACGCCAAACAGGTCGGCTACACGGACGAGGAGCTGGCGGTGCCGGTCCTCGATCCGCGACAACTGATCGTGCTGCACGACGCGATGAACTATCGCCGGCTGGCCGGGCGCAAGGTGACGCCGAACGCGCCGGACGCGACCCGGCCGGCGCGGGGCGAGACGCCGCGGCCGGCGCCGCCGCAGCGCCAGCAGGAAGCGCGCCGGGTGTTCGACGAACGCCCGACCATGCGCAACGCGCAACAGCTCGTAAAGACGTTGCGCTCGCAGAAGCCGGCGGGGCGGCGGTGATGGTCAACGGCCATGCGGCCCAGCACGCCGCGCCCGGCGAGGACCCGGTCGTGCTGCTGCTGCGCAGCGCGTTGGCGCGGGCCGAGCGCGGCGAGCTGGCCGGCGCGGCCGTTGCCGTCATCAACAGCGCCGATCTTTCGGCCGGCAGCGCGTGGGCGGTCGACGGGATTTCGATGGCCGAGCTGATCGGCGCGGCCGCGGTCCTGAACGCGCGCCTGGTCGCGGCGGTGATGGCGGAACCGGCCGCCGTCGCACGTCGGGCTTGACTTAGGGACGGCGGCGGCAGTTGGATGCAGCACTTCGGCGACGATCGCACGGCACTCCAAGGTCCAAACGAGACGTTTGGACGGGAACAAGCAAACCGATCGCGTCGGCGACCACGGGACCAAGCGCAAACCCGTAGGCCGGCACTCGCTCCCGCCCGATCGGGACGAACACGCCGGCAAGCCGGGCTTCCTCCGCAGTCCATGTCGGCTCGCACACCCCCCAATCACGCCGCGCGCGATCGTGCGGCAACGGAGTGTGCCGACATGGCAGTACCAAGCGAAGGCGCCGCAATTGCGGGCACCTATCTGACGACCGGAGGCAACCCAGCCAACAACGTCCGCCAAGACCTCTCGGACATCATCTGGGAGATCGACCCCGAGGAAACCCCGCTGGTGACGGCGCTCGGCCGCGGCGAGGACGCCGAACAGATCCTCACCGAGTGGATCGTGCAGAACCTCCAGGCCGCCGACAGCAACGTGCAGCCGGAAGGCTTCCGCTACCTCGCGCAGCCGGCGCTCCGGCCCACCCGGTTGAGCAACTATTGCCAGATCATGACCCGGACCATCACCGTGTCGAACACGCTGCGCGCGTCGGACACGGTCGGCGGCGACGAGTTCGACCGGCAAACCTTGCTCAAGGGCGTCGAGCTGCGGCGCGACCTGGAGTGGTGGATCACCCGCGACAAGGTCAAGTCCGGCGTCGACCCGCGGCAGATGAGCGGGATTCAGTGCTTCATCACGAACGGCTCGATGGGGGCGGGCACCGGGGCGATGTCGTCGGGCGACGGCGTCACCGCGCCGGTTCACGGCACCGCGCGGGCGCTGACCCTGCCGCTGATCGCGAGCGCGATGCAGGCCGCCTTCACGGTCGGCGGCCGGCCCAAGCTCGGGCTGATGAGCCCGGCGATCAAGGCCGAGTTCTCGACGCTGGCCGGCAGCGCCGGCAACATCGCGCAGACCAACATCATGCAGACCACGCCCACGTCGCCGGTCACGATCGTGGGCGCGGTCGACGCCTACCTGACCGATTTCGGCCGGCTCGAGATGGCGCCCGACATCTTCATGCCCACCGACGTGATGCTGCTGATCGACCCCGAGCACGCCGAGATCGCGCCGCTGCCGGGCCGGGATATGGAGCAGGTCGAATACGCGAAAACCGGCGACGCGGCCGACGGCGGCGTGGTGTTCGAGGGCACGCTGCGCGTCACCGCGCCCAAGGCGCACGCGATGGTCGGCGACATCACCTGATGCGGCCCGTCGTCTTCCAGAACCGGGCGGCGCGCACGCGGACCGTCGTCCGGTTGGACCCGCAAACCGGCCTGCCGCTGATCCTGCGCTCGCAGGACGTGCGGGCGATCCTGGACGCCAACGCCAGGGACGCGAACGCCTACGACCCCGGACGCGCCGCCCGCCTGCCCGGCGGCTGGCGGCACGTCGCGCGCATCCCGCTCGTGGTGTGGGGGCAGATGCGGGCGCTCGGCATCGTGCAGGGCAACAAGGTGGTGGACGAGGCGCGGTTCCTGCGCTTCCTGTCCGAGCGCGACGTCCGCCGGCTCCGCACCGACAACGGGCGGCGGCTGGCGTGAGTATCACGCGCGCGCAGCTCGTCCAGGGCGTCTATGGCTGGCTGCACCGCGCCTCGTTCCGCTCGCCCGCGCCCGGCGCCGGCTTCGATCCGGTCGGCACGTTCATTGCGGCGGGCGAGGTCGAAATCAACCTCGATCTGCGCGCCCGCTGCATGGTCCGCCGCGCGGTGCAGACGGTCGACGGGCAATATCTGCCGCTGCCCTGCGACTACCTCGAGGCGATCGACATTCGCCTCGGCGACACGGCGGCGGGCTTCGGCGGCCGGGAACTGCAGTACCAGCCGCGGCGGGAGATGGGCGACGCGCGCCAGGCCGGCGCGGGCGGAAGCTGGGCCTATGTCGACCCGAACACGCGCGCCTGCGACACGGCCGGCGGCCCGGCCTATTATTCGATCGTCGGCGACGAGATCGAGGTCTGGCCGGTGGCGCTGCCGCCGAGCCCGGTCCCGGCGAACTGGTCGTATTACACCATAGAAATGACTTACTATCAGAAGCAGTCGCTCGGCTTTGCCGACGACGACACGACGGCGGTGCTGAGCACCTATCCCAATATCTACACCTATGCCGCGCTGGTGCAGTCGGCGCCGTTCCTGCGCGACGACGCACGGGTGCAGACGTGGTCGGGCTTCTATCAGGCCGAAGTGTTCCGCGCCAACGCCGAGCACGAGCGCGCGCGGCATCAGGGCTCGCGGCTGGTGCAGCGCTATCGCGGCCAGCCAAGGTTGCGGGCGTGAGCGCGCGCCGGCCCACGATCAGCGATCGGGGCGGGACCGCCCGCGGCGGCCTAGCGGCGCTCGAGCTGGCGTTCTGCCGCTCCGTGGTCGCGAGCGGCCAGGTCATCCCGCCCGGCGTCGAAGTGACCGGCGAGGGCTACCAGCGCGCGCCGACCGCGCCGCTGGTGCAGCAGCCCAACCCGGCGCTGTTCCTCAACGGGCTGCCGATCCTGTGGCCGCAGGCTGGCAACGAGTGGGGGGTGGCGAACACGCTGGCGCTGGTCTGGCAGAGCGACGGCACCGTGGCGGCCAGCTCGCGGCTGCCGCAGGGCTTCCGGGTGCGCGAGGGCGACCAGCCGCGAATCGCGGCGCAGCGCCTCGCCATCGGCGGCGTCGCGGCCGGCACGCCGCGGCCCTACGGCACCGGGTTCTACAGCCGGTCGCTGTACAGCGTTTATCCGGGCACGGGCGCGGTGTTCTACATGACCGCCGTGCTCGACTTCGCGTGGGAAGGCCAGGGGCAGAGCTGCGCGGCGTGGCCGGACGCGCCCGCGATCGCCGCCGGAGGTTGCAGGTAAATGAGCACCCTCACCCCGTTGCTGGACCTCATCAAGCCGGACGTGGCCGGCGACCTCGACGTGTGGGGCCAGCAGCTCAACCAGACGCTCGACCTGCTCGACCAGATCGTGCTCTCGCGCGACGGCGGCGGGATGCTCGGGATGCTGACGCTGTACGCCGATCCGACCACGGCGCTGCAAGCGGCGACGAAGCAGTATGTCGACGCGCATGTGGGCGGCGTGGTCGGGGCCTACCTGCCGCTGACCGGCGGCACGCTGACCGGCCCGCTGACGGTCAACGGCGGCGATCTCAGCGTGGGCAACAACCACGCGATCACCACGGCCGGGATCATGCTCTGCGGCCACCTGGCCTCGGGCCGGGCCGGCGACGCGCTCGGCGGCGTGGTCGGCTCGTGGAACGTCGTGCGCGGCGGCTATACCGGCTTCTACACCGACGGCAACGGGCTGCTGCACTTCGCCACCGCGGACGCGGCGGGGGGCACGATCATCGGCGAGCGCGGCACGATCGCCGGGGACGGGACCTTTACCCTGGTCGGTCCGCTGGTGCTGCCGGCCGATCCGGTAGCGGCGATGCAGGCGGCGACGAAGCAGTATGTCGACGGCAAGGCGGGCGCGTATCTGCCGCTAACCGGCGGCACGCTGACCGGCGGGCTGATCGTCAACGGCGGCGATCTCAGCGTGGGCAACAACCACGCGATCACGACGGCCGGGATCATGCTCTGCGGCCACCTCGCGGTCGGGCGGGCGGGGGATGCGCTGGGTGGCGTGGTCGGCAGTTGGAACGTCGCGCGCGGCGGCTACACGGGCTTTTATACCGACGCCGCCGGCACCATGCACTTCGCGACCGCGGACCCCGCCGAAGGCACCATCCTCTCCGAGCGCGCCACGCTCGACGGCAACGGCAACCTGATCGCCAACGGCGCCGTGACCGGGACCAACGCCGTTTTCAGCGTCCGAAACACCGCCAACGGCGGCGGGGTGGGCTCGCAGTCGAGCGGCTGGGCGGCCGGATTCGGCGTCAACGCCACCGGCACGATCCAGTTCGGCAACCTCGACGGCGGCGGCAACCTCGCGTCGAACCGGCTGACGATCGACAACGCGGGCGGCGTCGTCACGCAGGGGACGAGCCTGCTGCTCGGCGGCGGCGGCTGGGGCTTCACCACCGCGGGCAACCAGCGGCAAGTCCTGTGGGTGACGGGCTGGGTGGACACGTTCGACCAGAGCAACGGCACCCGCACCTGGAACAGCAGCGGCGCGGTGCTGATGACGCTCGCGGGCAGCGGCAGCGGGCTCACCGTCAACGTGGGCGACCTCACCTGCAATGCGGGCAACATCTCGGCGGGCAGCGGCAAGAACGTCACCGCCGGCAACGCCGTGCTCGGGGATCATATCCTGGCCTTCCGGTCGGGCACGGTCGGCGGCACGACCGGATCGTGGGAAGTCGGCAGCAACAAGGCGTTCGGGTTCCGCGTGGTCGGAGCGGATGGGTCGGCGCAGTTCGGCCCCACGGATGCAGCAACGGGCACTATGAGCACGGCTGCGTTCTATATGGCGCCAACGGGAAACTTCACCGCCACGTTGAAAGGATACCAGCCCGGCGGCGGATCGTGGGGCGATGCCAGCGATGCCCGCACCAAGGACGTGCTCGGGGATTACGAGCACGGGCTGGCCGAAGTGCTGGCGCTGAAGCCGATCCGTTACAAGTTCCGCGAGGATTTCGGCGGCGTCGGGCCGTTGCAGCCGACGCAGCAGCCGGGCGAAACCGTGGGCGGCACGCATACCGCCGTGGCCGCGGCGGGCACCGAGTTCGTCGGCCTGATCGCGCAGGACGTGGAGGGTTTCATGCCCGAAATGGTCAGCCAGACGGTCGGGGTCGTGCAGGGCGAGCAGGTCGACGATCTGCGGGTGCTCGACATGAGCGCGCTGCCGTTGGCCCTGTGCAACGCGGTCAAGGAGCTGCACGGGCAAATCGACGCGCTGCACGGGCGCATCAAGGCGCTCGAGGAAGGGACGATCCAGTGACCCCGCTGCACCCTGACAAGGAGCTGGCCGTCATCCTCGCCGCGCGCGAGTGGCAGGTGGTGCTCGCAGCGCTCGGCGACGCGCCCTATCGGATCGCCTCGCCGATCGTGCAGAAGATCGTCGGCCAGGTGCAGCCGGCGCCGCCCGCGCCATCCGCGGATCGGGGGAACGGGCGGGACGATGCGGACGTGATCGGCGACACGAACACGTCAGCCCGAACAGACGTTCGGGCAGGTTCGGTCGGACGTGGCTGACGCTCCCGCCCCGCGCGCGGACCCGGCAACCCCGCTCGGCTTCACCCTGCCCACGGTCGGGCTCGACCGCGACACGTGGGGCGGCATCCTCAACGGCAACTGGACGCTGGCGGACACGCTGATCGGCCAGGCCAAGAACGGCGCCGCCGCCGCGCAGGCCGACTTGGCGACGCTGCTCAACAACCTGCGCGCCTACATCGAGCCGGTCGGCACGCTCAAGCTCTGGCCGAGCCTGACGGTCCCCTACGGCTGGATTTCGTGCGACGGCTATGCGCTCTCGCGCGCCGCCTACCCCGACCTGTTCGCGGTGATCGGCACGGCATGGGGCGCGGGCGACGGCTCGAGCACCTTCAACGTGCCGAACCTGCGCGGGCTGACCCCGGTTCACACCGGCCCCTCCGGCGGCGGCTGGCTCGGCTTCGCGCAGATCGTCGGCGAGGTCACGCACACGCTGACGGCCGCGGAAATGCCCGCGCACAATCACGGCGGCACGACCGATTCGGCCGGCCAGCATCACCACTCCTATGTCGGCCCGGCGGCATTCAACGTCGCGGGCGGCGCAAGCGCGGTGCCGCTGGCGGCCGGAACCGCGATCACCAGCGACGACGGGCAGCACTCGCATCTGATCTACACGCTGAACGCGGGCGGCGACGGGTCGCACAACAACGTCCAGCCGAGCGTCGGGCTCAACGTCATCATCAAGGCGGCGCAGCAATTCTAGGAGGGACCACCATCATGGCCGAGGATAAGAAACAGACGGAGGCGCAGCGCAAGAGCGAGCAGGAGGCGGCGCACGCGGCCGCGGCGCGGCAAGAGGAGCAGAGCCGCCCCGGCCCCGGCGAACGGCGTTACAGCCCGTCGCCGCAGGACCGATCAGAGATCGGCCGGGACCCCGGCGCGCGGCCGGGCGTGGTCCCAACCGGCGGCCCGCTCGTGTTCCAGGAAGGCGGCGAGATCGGGCAGAACCCCTACACCGATCCGCCGACGATGGCGCACCGCCGCTTCTACGAGGATCCCATGCCGCGCGGCGAGGCGAGCGAGCAGCAGGTGCTCCAGGGCCGCGGCGCGCCCGCGCCCTACCCGACCGAGGCGCTGGACCGGCCGTGGGCGCCGCGCCGCTTCCCCGACCAGCTCGAGACCATGCGGCCGAACGACACGCCGCAACCGGGCTGGATCGAGGCCAACGGGGCGCTGACGCTGGCGCAGTTCGCCGCGCTGCCGCGCCAGGAGCAGGACCGCATCCTTGGCGAGATGCGCAACGCCAGCATCGGCCGGCCGCCCGAGTATCAGCCCACCCGCGTCTCGATCGAGGAAGAGGACCGCCGCACCGCCGAACTCGAGCGCGTGCGGCGCGAGGCGGACCGCGATCGGCGCGAGCGGGAAGGCGAGCGGCTGTCGATGGCCCCGGCCGCGCCGGGCACCGTCACCGCGGGCGAAGGCCCGGCCGCGGCCTGAACGGGCTGCACGGTGCCGCAGCTCCTCGCGCTGCAACTGCCGCCGGGCTCGGGGCGGCGCGCCACGCCGCAGGACACCCGCTCGGCCTGGTGGGACATGAGCCTGGTCCGCTTCGACGCGGGCGAACTCGTGCCGATCGGCGGCTGGAAGCGGCTGCCGGGCATCCAGCTCGCGGGCGAACCGCGCTCGCTGCTGTCCTGGCGCGACAATGCCGGGCTGCGCTGGGTCGCGGGCGCCAGCCTCGGGCAAGTCCAGGTGTGGGACGGCAGCGCCGGCACCGTGCTCTCGCCCGCCGACTTCGTGCCCGGCGAGGCGGCCGGGATCGTCGACGGCTACGGCATCGGCGATTACGGCGCCGAGCCCTACGGCGTGCATCGCAGCCACGAAAGCGAGCAGTACCGCGCCGCCCCCTCCGGCAGCGTCAGCCTGGACAATTGGGGCGAGGACCTGGTCGCGATGGGCTCGGCCGATGGGCGGCTGCTGATGTGGACGCCGAGCCTGCCGGTCGCGGGACTGTTGCAGCCGGTCGCGGGCGCGCCGCCCGGCCGGGCCTGCATCGTCACCGAGGAGCGGCACATCGTCGTGATCGGCGCGGACGGCGACCCCCGGCGCGTCTCCTGGTGCAGCCAGGAAGTGCCGACCGATTGGGCGCCGAGCGTCACGAACACCGCCGGGTCGCTGCAACTGCGCTCGACCGGGATCGGCCTCGCCGCGCGGCGGGTGTCGCAGGGCACGATCATCTTCTGCGACGACGACGTGCATCTGCTCGCCTATGTCGGCACGCCCTACGTTTACGGCTTGCAACGGATCGGCGCCGGCTGCGGCCCGGCCGGACCCGAGGCGATGGTGGCGATGTCCGGCCGCGCCGCGTGGTGGGGGCATCATGGCTTCTGGCTCTACGACGGCAGCGTGCGCTCGCTCCCCTGCCCGCTCACCGAATACCTCGAAAGCGACATGAACCCGGTGCTGCGCGGGTCGATCTACGGCTTTCACAACGGCATCTTCCCGGAGATCACCTGGGGCTATTGCAGCGCGGGCGCGGCGACGCCCGACAGTTACGTGACGTGGAACTACGAGACGAATGGGTGGTGGCACGGCCGCCAGCGCCGCAGCATCGGCGTCGAGCCCGGCGCGTTCGGGCTGCCGCTGCTGGGCGCGCCGGACGGGCTGATCTACCAGCACGAAACCGGCTGGCTCGACGACGGCAACCCGCGCGGCAGCTCGGTCTTTGCCGAAACCGGGGACATCCAAATCGGCGACGGCGACGGCGGCATTTTCGTCTCCAGCCTGATCCCGGACTTGCAGCATCCCGAGCTGGTGCAATGGCACCTGCGCGGGAGCTGGGCGCCGGGCGACGTGCTCGAGGAGTACGGGACGTATGTGGCCGAGCGCGCGGACGGGGTGATCGATACGTGTTTCGAGACGCGCGCGCTGCGACTGCGGCTCGAGGGCCTGCAAGACGGCCCGTGGGCGCTCGGCCGGGTGCGGCTGGCGCTCGATCCGGGGGCGGGGCGGTGAGGATGCGGCGATGAGCGTCCGCCCGCAGCTCGCGACCTTGCGGCTGCCGCGCGCGACGGGGGCGAACGGCCCGCGCACGGCCGAGTTCAACGCCGCCATGCAGCAGCTCGAGCAGGGGTTGGCCGGGGTGGCGACGCAGGGCGGGACGCCCGCCTTCCCGGCGGTGATCCTGACCGCTGCGGACGGCTCGAGCTGGCGCGTGCTGGTGCAGCCGGACGGCACCCTGACGACTTCGGCGGTGCCACGATGAGCCATCGGGCGGTTCCGCGTGCTTAGGGTCCGCAGCAGCTTCATCGACGGCCGGCCGTTCGTGCTGGTGGCGCTGTCGCAGGCGGATTTGCGCACGCTGCGCGACGGGGCGCCGCTGCGGGTCGAGAGCGACCAGGTGCAGGGCGCGGACGTGCTGATCGCCGCCGGCCGCAGCGAGGGCGAAGTCGCCGCCCAGCTCGCGCGCGCCGAGCAAAGCCTGCCGGAGCCGGTCCCGTGACGGAATCGCAACTCTGGCTGCTGAACCGGCTGCGCCAGGCCCTCGCCCATGCCGGCGGCACGCACGAGCTGATCGCCGACGTGGTGCCGATGCTCGAGGACGGGCGGGCGCAATGGTGGCAGCGCGGCCGGGGCGTCGCCATTACCGAAATCCGCGACCATCCGCAGCTCCGCGAGGTCAATGTCTGGTTGACCGCGGGGCATCTGCCGGACTGCCTCGCGCTGCAACCCGAGATCGAGGCATGGGCGCGCAAGCACGGGGTCGCTCGCATCGTCGGCACGGGACGCGACGGCTGGGGCCGCGTGTGCGTCAACCGCATGGGGTTCCAGCGGACCGGCGTTCACGTCGAAAAATGGCTGGGAGGGCCGGCGCAATGAGCGGCAGCAGCGGCAGCCAAAACTCGACGGTCACGAACAAGACCGACGTGCCGAGCTGGCTGCAAGATGCGGCGATCAGCAACCTCGGCTTCGCGCAGGATGTCGCCGCCAAGCCATACGAGCAATATACCGGCCAACAGGTCGCGAGCATCACGCCGGACCAGCAGGCGGCCTATGATTGGGTGCGGAAGAACCTCGGCGCCGGCAGCAACGCGATCGGCCAGGCGGCGCAGCAGATCACCGGCTCTAACCTGACCACGACGGCGCAAAGCCTGCTCAACCCGTATCTCGGCGCCGTCGAGGATCCCGCGCTGGCCGCGCTCGCCAAGCAGGGCGCGCGCAGCCAGAACGATCTCGCCAGCAAGGCGGCCGGCGCGGGCGCGTTCGGCGGCACGCGGTTCGGGGTGGAGAGCGGCGTGCTCGGCTCCGAGACGGCGGCCAAGGCGGGCGAGCTGTCGGCCAACATCCGCTCGCAGGGCTGGGACAAGGCGGTGTCGACCGCGCTGACGCAGGCCGGCGAGCAGGCGTCGCTCGCGACGCAGCAGCAGACCGCCGGGCTCGCGGGCGCCTCGGCGCTGTCGACCGCGGGCTACCAGCAGCAGCAGAACGAGCAGGCGAACCTCTCGGCCGCGCTCGAGGATTGGCAGAACCAGCAGAATTGGGGCCAGCAGCAGCTCGCCATCCGCGAGGGCGCGGTCACGGCGACGCCCTACGGCGGCACCACCACCAGCTCGCAGCCGATCAACAAGGGCAACCCGGCGGTGTCGGCGCTCGGCGGCGCGCTCGCGGGGGCCGCGGCCGGGTCGGCGATCCCCGGCTGGGGCACCGCGGCCGGCGCGCTGATCGGCGGCGTCGGCGGCTATCTCGGGAGCAGGTGACATGAGCGACAGCTTCGCGGGCTTCGGTGGCAGCGGCTGGACGAACGCATGGGGTTCGTCGGGCGGCGCCTATGCGCCGTCCGCGACGGCGGGGGCGTCGGACTGGTCGAAAATCCTCAGCGCGATCAGCTCGAAAGAAGGACAGCAGGCGATGGGCGGCATCGGCAAGAGCCTGATGACCGCGGGCACCGGCAATGACGCCGCCTACCTGCGCACGAACGCGGGTCAGGCGCCGTTCTCGCCCGGCGGGACCAACTCGCTGCTCGGGACCCTACTGCAAATGCGCCAGCAGCAGCAGCTCCAGCAGCAATTCCCGCTCGGGCAGAACTTCCGGCCGAGCCTGCTGGGATAGGGGGCGGACATGGCGGCCTGGAGCCTGCTCGACAGCAGCGATCCCGTGCTCTCGCTGCTCGGCGGCCTCGCCTCGGGCGGCCGCGTCGGCGACGATGCCGGTCCGCTCACCGAAAGCGGCGCCAGCGCGCTCGCTCCGCTGCAACGGCGCACCGCGCTGGACTCGCTGATGGCGTCCGGCGCGGCGCTCGCCAATGCCGGCGCGCCGGGCTTCGGGCCGCGGCCGACGCTGGCGCAGGGGCTCACGCAGGGCTTGCTCGCCGGCTCGATCGCCGGGCAGGCGGCGCAAGAGCACGGGCAGGCAATGGAGCAGTCGGCGCAGGTGCTCGCGCAGGCCGCGCAGGACGCCAACATTCGCCGCCAGCTCATGATGCAGCAGCTCCGCAATAGCGACCTGGCGCGCAACCTGATCCTCCAGCGGTTCGGCGGCGTGGCGCCGGCCGATGACGGCACGGGGGGCGGCGCGCCCGCCTTCGCGGGGGACGGGTCCGCGCCGGGGATGGGCGTGCGCGACGCGCTGCGCGCCCACGAGCAGGGCAAGCTCGGCTATCAGAGCGTCAATGCCGGCGGCTTCTCCGGCGCCTACCAGATGGGCTCGCCGCTGATGCAGGACGCCGGGCTGTACACGCCAGCGGCGCCCGGCGAGGCGCCGAACACGTGGGCGGGAACGATCAAGGTGCCCGGCTTCGGCGAAATGAAGCGCGACGACTTCCTGAAATCGCCGGGCGCGCAGGAGCAGGCGTACGGGATCATGATGGGCCACCTGGACAAGCAGCTCGACAGCCAGGGCCTCTACGCGCTGGCGCAGCGCCGCATGGTGGACGGCAAGATCAATGGCGTGCCGGTCACGCGCGAGGGGCTGCTGGCCGGCGCCTGGCTCGGCGGCACGGGGGGGCTGCGGAGCTGGCTGACCGGCGGCGGCGACCCGGCCGACAGCAACCGCACGCGGGTTTCCGACTATGTGCGGCTCGGGTCCCTGCCCAACGCCTCCGTTGGGCATGGGCCGCAGCCCGCGCCAGCGCCGCCGGCATCCCCGGCTCCGGGGCGGGTGCAGGTCGCGCAGGCCGGCGCCTTGCCGCCGCCCGTCAACGACGCCAGCGCGCCCGCGGCAACGCCCCCGGCTACAGCGACGCCCATGCCCAACGGAGGCGTTGGGAAGGGTCCGGCGCCCGTGGGCGGCCCGACGCTCGCGCCCGCGCCGCTGCCCATGCCCAACGGAGGCGTTGGGCAGGGACGGGCGCCGCCGCTGCCTGTCGGCGGGACAACGGCGGCGCCCATGCCCAGCGGAGGCGTTGGGCAGGGTGCGGCGGGCGGGGGCAGCTTCCTGCGGGGCGCGACGCAAGCGCAACTGGCGGCGGCGCTGCTCTCGAGCGATCCGCTCAAAGCCTTGGCGAGCCTGGCCGGGCAGAAGGTGGAGATCAAGGAACGGTGGAACCCGCAGACCGGCGCGAAGGACCAGGTCATCGTCAACAACGACGGCGCCGTGATCGGGCAGTTCGCCGCGGGCAAGCCGGAGTTCGCCGCGCCCGTGACCGAGATCGGCGCGGACAACCAGGCGCACACCGTCTACCGCATCCCCGGCACGAACGTGGTGCAGCAAGGCGGCGTGGTGCCGGGGCACACCAGCACCGAAAAGATCTGGAACCCCGCGACCGGCCAACTCGACCTGACGGTGCTCGACGCCAACCGCCAGCCGGTCAAGGTGATCGGCAGCGAAAAGCCGGCGTTCCACTATCAGACCGAAGTGATGCCGGACGGGCAGACCTATCACACCGAACGGATCGAGGGCGTGCCGGGCTACGTCAAGCAGCTCGGCGTCGCGCCGCGCGAAATCAAGCAGGTCAAGGAGTTCGACCAGGGCGGCAACCGCACGCTGATCTGGAACCTCGACGCCAGCGGCAACAAGACGGGCACGCCGATCGTCTCGCCGGAGCTGCCGGGCGAGATCAAGGAAATCCAGGACGAGAACGATCCGACCAAGCGGCATTGGGCCGCGTTCTATCCCGGCCAGACGCAGCCGCAGATACTCGGCCGCGCGCCGACGCCCCCGGAACTGGCGGCGCGCTCGCCCGAACGCACCGCGCAGAACGCCGCCGAAGCCGCCGCCTCGGCCACCGGCAGCGAAGCCGGCAAGCTGGCGGCGCAGGACTGGAGCAAGCTCTACGCCAGCCGCAATACCGCGCTGGCGATGAACAACCAGCTCAACATGCTCGAGGCGGTGTCGCGCAACATCCCGACCGGGCCGGGCATCGAGAGCGGGGTCAAGCTGGGCAAACTCGCCGCACAGCTCGGGCTCGACCTGAAATCGCTCGGGCCGGGCTTCTCGGTCGACACCGCCGTGAACGCCGACGTTTTCCGCAAGATCGCCAACGGCCTCGTGCTCGGCCAGCTCGGCGGCGAGGGGATGCCGCGCAACAATTTCAGCGACACCGATTTGCGCTTCCTGACCGAAACGATGCCGAACCTGCAAAACCTGCCGAACGCCAACAAGACCGTGATCGACTACCTGCGCGCCATGCAGCAGCGCACGATCGAGCACGCGAACGCTTGGGACGCCTACCGGGCCGCGAACGGTCCGGCCGCAGCCAGCGAGGCGGGCTTCCGCCAGTTCGAGAACGAATGGAGCAAGCGGATCGCGAGCGATCCGATCGTGACCTACGTCACCGACCGCGACCAGATCGCCAAGCTGCCGCCTAACCGCATCTGGTGGACCGATATGGGCGGCGGCCGCATGGGCTACACCGACCCGCGGCCGCCCCTGCAACGGCCCGGCGGACCGCAGACGCGCCCGCCGCCCGCGCCGCCGCCGCCATTGCCGGCCGTGCCGCCGCCGCCGCCGCGCGACCGCATCTATCAGCCCACGGACTAACGGAGTGTTCGGTCAGACATGAGCGACGATCCGAACGACCCGGCCTATTGGGATGCCGTCGACGGCGGCATGGGGCGGCCGACCCGCAAGGCGCGGCGCGCCTCGAGGACCGCACCGCCCGCGCCCGCGCCAGCTCCGCCGCCGCTGCCCGACGCGCCATCGGGCGGGTCCGTCGATCCGAACGACCCCGGCTATTGGCCGGGCGGCCAGGCCGCGGCCGCGCCGTCGCTGCTGGACACTGTCGGGCACTCCATCGCGCAGGGCGGAAGCGCGCTGCTGCACGGGCTCGGCGACGTCTACGACATGGCGGCGATCCCGCAGAACGCGCTCGCAAGCCTGCTCGGCGCGGACTGGCTGCGCGCCAAGCCGGCGGCCGAGCACATCCGTGCGGCGGGGATCCCTGACCCCGAGCCGAACGCTGCCAACGCCATCATCCAGGGCACGGCGGGGGCGGTGCCCTACCTCGCGGCGGGCGAGATCGCGGTGCCCGCCCGCGGCGCGACCGCCGCCTGGAACGCCTGGAACGCCACGAAGGCGGCCCGGCCGGCTACGGCCGTGGTCGCGGAGTCGCTTGCCGCCAAGCCGGCGTCGCAGCTCGCCGCCGGAGCGGGCGCCGGCCTGCTGCACCAGCTCGCCGACGACAACACGGACAACCCGGTCGCGCGGGTGGCGGCGCCGATCGTCGGCTCGCTGCTCGGCGGCGGCGTCACGCTCGGCGCCCCGGCGGCCTGGAAATACCTGACCGGGCGGCTCGGTAACGAGGGCATGGACGCGCTCAACAGCATCGTCCGCACCATCAGCCCGGAGAAGCGCGCGGCGGCGATCGACGAGCTGCGGTTCCGCAGCCCCGAGCCGGAGAACCAGGCCGCGGCGATCGACAACGAAATGGCGCGGATGCGCAACGCGCGCACCACGGCCGAAGTGCTCGATCCGGTCGTGGGCGAGCAAGGCCCGTTCGCGCTGCAAAAGGCGATGCAGGCGGGCAAGGTCGACATCGCCCAAGGGTCGCAATTCGCCAACCGCGCCGCCGCGCTGCGCGAGGCGCGCGACAACGTGCTCGACGCGATCCCGGCGCCGGTCGCCGATCCCGGCGCGATCCGCCCGGTGATCGAAGCGCAGGCGCAGCAGGCGGGGCAGGACTTGCGGGCGGCGCTCGGCGGGCTCGGACCGGCGACGCCGCCGCTGCCGGCCGGGCGCGCGATCCAGGGGCAATTCGCGGCCGAGCGCGCAGCCTCGAGCGCTGACGTGGGCGCGGCGCGCGAGGCGATCGACCCCAACGTGCAAGTGCCGGTGCGCGACATCCGCCGCGACATCGTCGCCGCCGGTCAGCGCGAGTTCATCAGCCAAGACCCGCAATCGGCAAGATGGGCGCCGCTCAATGAGATCCTCACCACCCTCTCCGGGCAGCGCACGCTCGGCTTTGCCGACTTGCAGAAAATCCGCAGCAACGCGCTCGACGGCGCGCGGCAGGCGTACAACTCCGGCGACAAGGAACTCGGCCGCGTGTTCGACGCGACCGCCGAGGCGGTGCGGACCGGGCTCGAGGCGGGGCTGCCGGATGACGCGGCGGCGCAGTTCCGCGCCTTCCAGCAGGCGGCCACCGAGCGCGGGCAGCAGTTCGGCGGCCCGGTCGCGGGCAAGCTCGGCAAACAGGAGTATGGCCGGCCCGACGTGCAGCCGGAGCAGGCGCCCGGCCTGTTCTTCAAGCCCGGCGCGGAGGGCGGGGCGGGGATGCGCCAATTCGGCGAGCTGTTCACCCCATCGGGCGGCACGCTCGACCCGGTCGCGGCCAACGCGATGCGCGGCCACGTCGCCGACCACATCGCGCAGAACCTCGTCGACCCGACCACGGGCCAGGTGGACGCTCGCGGGCTGGCGCAGTTCCGTCAGGACCACCGCGACGCGCTCACGGCGGTGCCGGCGCTCGGGCTCGATCGCGCCGTGGGCAACGTCGACGCGGCGGCCAGGCTGGCGTCGGAACGCGGCGCGCCCAACGTCACGACGCTGCCGGAGCACCAGCGCAACGTCGCGCAGACGATCTTGGGCACCGAGAACATCGGCGATGCGGTCAGCACGATCCTGAACGGCGCCAATCCGGCGCGCGACATCCGCGACCTGATGACCCGCGTGCAGGCCAGCCCGAACGCGCAAGAGGGCGTGCGGCGGGCGATCCTGGACGATTGGGGCCGGGCGAGCGTCACGAACACGCCGCGGGCCGGCGGGCTGGCATCGGTGCGCCAGAGCGGGGCGACGAAATGGTGGAACGCCAACCAGGACGCGCTCGCGGCCGCCTTCACGCCGGAGGAACGGGCGCGGCTGTCGGCGGTGCATGATTCGCTCTGGAGCGAGGCGAAGGTGGCGCAGCGCATGGCGCCGACCGGCTCGGACACAGCGCCGAACCTGTCGGCGGCCGAGGCATTGGCGAGCAACGCGCTGGGCGAAAGCGCGCCCACCCGCGGCCGGGCGGTGCTCGAGGAAGCGGTGAAGGCCGAGCCGATCGGCATAGGCCGCTTCGTCCGCGGCTTCGCGCAGAAGCGGGCCGATGCGGTGATGGGCGACATCTACCACATGATGCTCGACCCGGAAGTGGCGGGCGCGGCCCTGCGCCGGGCGACGCCGCAGCAGATCGCCGAGCTGGCCGGGACGATCGAACGCCGGTCCGGCATCCGGCGCGGCCTGCAAGCGACCGGGCGCGGCGCGGCCGAGCTGGCGCGCAAGACGGCGCCCGCGCTCGGCACCACCGCAGATCGCAGCTATGGGGACGAGCCGTGACTTTGCACCTGACCGGGGTGGCGATGCCGGGGCACAGGCGGCGGGAGCGCTGGCGGCAACTGAGCTTCAACCTCGCGGACGGGTTCGCCGCGGCCGAGCTGGAGAGCAAGGAAATGGGATCGAAGGGGCCACAGCCGAAGGACACGAACAGGGTTCGGTCCGCAATGCCGGCCACCCGGCGCAAGCCAACGCCCGGCGGGGATCAAACCGAGCTGAAAGCGAAGGCGGCCAGCGCGTTCGCCAAGCAGGACAACAAGAGCGCCAAGCCGGGCCGATCAGCCAAGCCGGCCAAACGCGGCAAGTGATGCGATCCCGACGCCTTCCCGCCGCCGCCGCCACCGGCCCGATGACCCATCGGACTGCGGCGGCCAGCAGCGGGTCGGGGTGGGGCGGCGATGCGAGGTTCGCGGTGTCCCAGCCCGCCCACGTCGCCGCCCCCTCTCCCGGTCGCGCATGGACCCGATCGCGGCCGCGCGCAACAACCCGAGATGCGAGTCCGCTTCTCCCGTGATCGTCGTCTGCCCTAGATGCAAACGCCGGATGCTGGCGTGCTTCCTGACCCGTCACACGTGCGCGGCCTGACCGCGGACGATCTATGGCTGCTCTGGCCCGCGCTCTGCGCGCTGTCCTGGCTCGTTTGCTGGCTGCTGGAGCGGCGGCGATGATGTTCTTTGCCGGGATGCACCACCCGCAAGACGCCTGGCGCGTGCCGGCCGCGTTCATCTCGGCGCATGTGCTCGCCGTCCGGCGCTCGGGCTTCCGCGCCCGGCGTTGGGTGCTCGATAGCGGCGCGTTCCAGACCATCGAGCTGCACGGCGGCTACCCCGAGTCAGCCGAAACCTATGCCGCGCTGATCCGCCGCTACGCCGGCAATGGCCAATTGCTCGCGGCGGTCGCGCAAGATTTTATGTGCGAGGGCTTCATGCTGGAACGGACCGGCGGCACCATCGCCGATCACCAGCAATGGACGATCGAGCGATACGACGCGCTGCGGTCCTGCGATCTCGCTGGGGTCCGAATCATGCCCGTGCTGCAAGGCTATGCGCCGGCCGACTATGCCGCGCATGTCCGCGCCTACGGCGCCCGGCTCGAGCCGCGGGCATGGGTCGGGGTGGGGTCCGTGTGCAAGCGGAACGGGCGGCCGGCCGCGATCGAGGCGGTGCTGCTGGCGATCAAACAGGAACGCCCCGATCTGCGGCTGCACGGGTTCGGGGTGAAGTTGACCGCGCTCGGCTCGCAGCTCGTCCGCACGCTGCTTTTCTCGGCCGACAGCACTGCACCTGTTGCCCGATGAGCTGGCTGCCGGGCTCCCCGCACCCCGGCGCCGGCCCGGAGCCTAGACCGGCCTGTACGCCTTCCTCACGGTCAGGACGGGGCCGATCAGCGATCGGCTGGGGCGGGTTGCTCCAGCGCCCGATAGACCGAGCTGCGGCCGATGCCGAGCCGGCGCGCGATCTCGGCCGGGCCGACGCCTTCGGCGCGGAGCTGGCGCACCTGGTCGCCCTGCCGCTGCGCGGTCGGGACCCGGCCGCGGTATTTCCCCTCGGCCTGCGCCCGCGCGATCCCCTCGCGCTGCCGCTCCAGCATGATCTCGCGCTCCCACGTCGCCACCCCGGCCAGGATCGTCAGCATGAGCTTGCTGGTCGGGCTGCGCGTGTCGAGCCGGTCGCCGCCCATGCTGAGGATCAGCACGCCGACGCCGCGCCCGGTCAGGTCGTCGACGATCTCCAGCAGCTCGCGGGTGGAGCGGGCGAGTCGGTCGGGCTTCGTCACCACCAGCACGTCGCCGTCCCGGACATAGTCCAGCGCCGCGGTGAGCTGGGCGCGGCTGGCGACGCTCGACACTTGCTCGGCGAACACGCGGGCGCAGCCGGCCGCCGCCAGGTCGCGCTTCTGCGCCTCGAGCCCGGCGTGCTGCTCGGCGGTGCTGGTGCGGGCATAGCCCACCATCGCGCCGGTCACGCCGCCGCTCCCGACTCGACACCCGAGTCGTCCGACTCTGGCGTTCCCGTGACGTTCCCCGGCGGGTCGTCATCATGGTCGATTAGCCCGGATTTACCGTTGTGGGGGGTCCGGTTAGCGAGAAGATTAGCGGCAGCGATGCCGGCGCGCGGCGGGGGAAGCCGGACTGGCGGCGGCTCCTTGCCCAACGCTTCGCGGGCCATGTCGCCGGCCAGGGTGCGCAGTTCGACGGCGGCCCTGTTGCGGCTTCCCTGCGTCGCGCCCACGCCTTGCAAAAGAGCCGCCACTTGCTCGGGCGACAGCTCGCGACGGGGAGTCGCCGGCCCAAACTCGCGCGGGCCGTTTTCCTCCATGTCGGCCAGCAGCTTTACCGCTCGGGTCAGCCACTCGCCGATCAGCTCATCAGAGCGGTTAGCGCACCGCTTAGCGCGCTCCCATTCGGCTTCACTGACATTCTTGACGTTTACCGTTGTTAAGCCGTCCCTTGGATTAGCCATGTCGCTTTCCTTCGCTAATCCGCCCGGTATGACGCAACCGCTTCACCCGGTAAAGCTAATCGGGTAAAGCCGCCTCGCCGCAGGGGCGCGGGGTGTGATCGCGATCATGAAGAAGCAGCACGGCAAGCAACGGCAGATTCGGCGCAAGAAGGTGAAGGAGCCGCGATCCCAGACGCGCGGAAACATTATCGAGACGTGGTCGATCCGCCAGACGGCGGGATCGGACGACTGGCGCGGGCGCCGTAGCCTGCTCGGTATGCTGGAGAACATCGAGAGCCGGCCGGACCCCTTGCTGAGCGACGACGGCTCCTGGCTCAATGCACGGCTGGAGGCCAATCCCGACTATCAGGCGGTGTTCAACGAATTCTGCAACAGCTTCAAACATCCCGACTTCGACCGCTTCGGCGCATGGCTTCGCAGCCGCCCGGCTGATGCGGCTGCGGCCGCGCTGCTCGCCGAAGCAGCGGCCGAGGCGGAGCGGCGGATAGCCGAGGACGCAGCCGAACTCGCAGCCGAAGAGGCTGAGAGCGCCGGCCGGGCCGATGCGGGCTAAGCGAGGGCCGTTATCTGATCGCCCATCGGCCTGCCAGGCGGTCAGCCGCGGCCTGATCGCCCCATAACCGCAAGATTGCGACCGCTCCCGCGGCTGCGGCCCGGTCGTCTTGCGGCGTAGCCTCGCCGCCATCGCGCTCCAGAGCCTCTTTTCTGCCTCGCGCCGGGGCGCCCCTGTCAAATTGAGGTAGAGGAATCAAACCTTTAAGGACTCCTTCCTGGTTTCCGGTTTCGCAACAAAAGAAGTAGGCGTTGGAGGTTTGCTGGACCAGCTCGCCGACGCGCCGCACCCGCCGGGTCCAGTCGATGAAGCCCAACTGGCACAGACGGTCCAAGCCGCGCTGGATCGTGTCGGCGCAGACGCCGAGCCGTGCCGCGAGCGTGGCGATGCTCGGGAACAACGCGCCTTTTGGGCTCAGCATATCGAGTAGCAGCGAGCCGAGCCGCACGGCGTTGCCGCTGAGCCGGTTCGGACCCTGGAACGCCCGCATATTCAACCTGGCCCGGACGACGGCTCGCTGCTCGCGAGTGAGCGGCTTGCGCTTGCCGTCGCCGAACTCCGAATTACGCCGCCACGCTGGCATCGCTGTGCTCTCCCGGTCTGGCCGGGTCGGGGGAGAGGCTGCCTGCCGGGAAACCAAAGCGCCCCCTCTGCTGCAAAGGCCCTTGCAGCAGCCAGCCGGTTCGCCTATGACGGGGTTGTCAGTTTTCGCCCGTCATAAACGTTTTCTGTTGGGGGTGTTTGGTTTTGGTTCCCGGTTGAGGCGGTTGCCTCTACCTCGACATTTCCAGACTCCATAACTTGCGCCGGGTGGAACCTTTCCACTCCGGCGCAACTTCTGTCTAGCGCCTTGTAGATCGACCGTCCGAGCCGAATGGTCCGGCAGCTTGCGGTCCCACTCCGGTCCCACCGCTCTGGCGGGGGCGGCGCCCACGGGCTAAATCGTTGAATT